TGGCGGAATTGCTTCCGTTCCTCGCGGCTCCCTCCACCACCGACAGCCGGTGGCCGTCCGTGCCCACGACACGGAAGGTCGAGTCACGCATTTCAGGTTTGACGACATTCGGTGCTGTATCGCGTCGATTCCGTGGAAACGCAAAACAGCGCTTTGGTGAGCGCTGTTTCGAGTGCCGAAGCGAGGATCCGACCTCTCAGGTTCAACTCCCCATCAGGTATTTGAGGGAAGTTCTTCGGCTCGGTCGCGGGCAACACCAGCGCGCGGTTGTTGGCGCGCACTTCAAACTTGCCGTCGTGAATTCGGACTTCCATGTTCGGGGCAGATTCTGTTTTCACAGCCTGGTAAAGCTCCTTCGCCGGGACCAGCAGATCGACCGGGTTGTTGATGCCAGATGCAGCGAAGGGCAAGGAAATGTACAGGCTGTTGTCCAAGTCGGTGGCAGTCAACTCCAAATGACCTCTGACGACCCGCCATCGCAAGTTTTCCAGCACCGGCAAGGTTCCTTTCTTCGGCACCACCAGGCAAAGTCGCTCCAGTGCTGCCTTCAGTCTTTTGGTTTCTAAGTTCATGGGTTGAGACTCCTTTTGTGGATTGGGGCGTCTCCGCGCGGATGTGCCGCCCGGATGTGGGTTGTGGTCTTTGTAGGGTTTGTGGGATTGGAACAGGGTTTGTGGAAGGAAAAACTTGTGAGAGACGCGAAACTGTACCGAGAAACTACGAACTACACATTCGGGTCATCGTGCTCGACCTAACGTCCGCACGCCAAAATCCTCCGACGAAGATCGACCACCTCCGGCATCTCATCTCCAGCGATATGCCGCAGCGCTGCCAGTAGGTCATACAGTGCTTCGACAGCAGCTTCCCGTGAGGACATTCCTTGCGGTGCGTAAATGATAGCCCGTCTCCAATCGTGCGCATCGATTTCATTAAGTATCAGGCGACTGACGCGGAGGAGCAGATCAAAGGCCTCTTGCCATTCCCTCGGTTCATCGCTTGTTGAGAGAAGTTTCGCCAGAGAACGTGCAAGCCATACCGCTTCAATCTTGTCCTCCGAAGAACCGGACAGCGATATCCGCTGTAAACGCTCCCTCAGATCGTCAACAGCTTCGTTACGAAGCTCTTTGCCGGCTCTCGCAATCTGCTCACTGGCCCATCCGGTGTGCAGGTATTCCTTATCCTTCGCATCTTTGTTCAGTGCGTCGAGCCAGCTTGCTAATGGCATTCCGTGCTTCTTTTCGGCGTGGTCCGAAACGGAAGTTAGAATCGTCAGGGGATCTGGTCTGTCGGTCGGGTGTGGCTCGAGGCATTCGTTGATAAGAGATCGCAAGGAATCGTCTTTCACGGCGTCCAACTCCCGACGTCCTCCTTGTGCCCAGTTAAACCAGCCATCGCGATTCCACCGGGCAATTTGGGGAGTCGGCTTCCCCGCAGGATGAAGCCCGGTCAAAAGTTCAGTGAATATCACTCCGATTGAGAAGGCGTCTGTCTTCGCTCCATCAAAAACCTGCTCCTGGCGCTCAGGTGCAAGGTAAGGCCGCCAGCAGCGGTCGCTTAATCCCATATGTCGCCACGCGTCGGCCCAGCCTAGGTCCGCGACACCGACTCGCCAAGGAGTTTGCTGGCTGGGGAAGCCGCTGAAACCTAGATCAAATCGGCCACTCAGGTCTTGAAAGAGAATATTTTCTGGTTTGAGGTCACCATGACCCGACACTCCATGCGAGTAGAGCCACTGTAGTCCATTACATACCTGTGCTATCACCGAAAGGGTGCCCCGCTCATCAATAGAGGGTGGGCTGCTAATCCAGGTTCGGACCGTTCCATCGAACAGAGGCATTCGAACGACCGGAAAGCCGTCGAGGTTCTTCTTGGTTTCGGCTGGAATCGGAACAAAGTCGACTCCAAGCGCCATGACAACATTAAAGTGGGGTGGGATCGGCATCCAGAGTCCGATTTCCCGATCGAATAGTTTCTTGACATCGATTGGAGTGGCATTCGCTTCAGGTACACGAAAGGTCTTAGCGGCAAACCCACTTGGAATAACGTTAGGTTTCAACGCCTTGAAGATCCAGACGCGGCCGTAGGTGCCCTCGGCCAGCCGCTCAAAGCCGAAGTGGGTTTTTCCGTAATGCTGCTGAAGCCAGCACCCAACCACGTCCCCCGCCTTGTGGCGTTCAAGCCAGTGCTCTGCCCAGTCGCTCATCTCGTTGGTCATTGTTCGCAGCAATCTTACATCCCCAATGGTCAGTCTGCTCAAAGTTGGAAAACGTGACTTACGCAATTTGCGCTGCCGTCAGCGTCTCGGGCGGCAGATGATCTCCGATGGCGGAGCCCTTTGACGGCTCGAACACACGATGGAGCGCATATTGAGCGAGGATTTCCAGTTCATGCAGTTGCAGAGTCGAGAGCGGGACTCGCTCTAATGACTCCTGGCGCTGAAATTCGGCCAGAACCTGCCCATCTGCGCGTTTCCTCAAACCACTCTAAAGTTAACGAGGGCCGCCACGCCGCGGAATGCAAGATATGCGCGCACACTCAGCGGAACGAAATCGAGCGAGATTTCATAAACTGGCGGAGTCCTGCGTCCATCGCAAAGCAGTATGGACTTCGGAACCGGTCGTCGGTATACCGACATGCCCACGCCCTGGGGCTCTTCCCCAAGCGCCAGCGCAATGTGCGAGCAGCACTGGAGCGGATTATCGAAAAGTCTGGCGAGGTGGACGTGTCAGCCTCGGCCGTGGTGGCCGCTGTCCAGGCGTACTCCAAGATTAACTCTGCTGGCCAGTGGGTGGACCGGAGCGAACACGTCAATCTGAACGAACTCTTCGATCGCATGAGCGGTGAAGAACTCGAAGCATATGCCAAGGAAGGTAGGTTGCCGGGTTGGTTCAGCGACAGCGTTGCCGCAACACCCGATTCCGGTCCAGGGGATTCAGGCAATGGATAAATGGCCGAAATTACGTATCGGTGATATGGGCATGGTCGCAACAAAGGCGGGCCTACGCCCCGGGGATTTCGAACTCGGCTCACTCGAATCGCGGGCTGCAGCTCGGGCACTCGCGGAACGCCAGCATCGTCTGGCGACGGACAGGGAATGCGAGTTTTTTCCCCCGGGCTGGTCTCCCAAAACCGCAGCTCAAAAAGCCGCGCTGGAATCCACCGCCGATATATTGTTTTTCGGTGGGGTCGCTGGCTCCTTAAAGACCGAGACGATGCTCGTGGACGCAGCGCGAGAATCCAACAATCCCAATCTGCGTGCCATCATCTTCCGTCAGCAGTTCACCCATATGACGGACATTGTGGACAAGACACTACGCCTCTACACCTCTAATGGGGGCTAACTTTGTCGGCGCTCCTTCTTGGACCTGGACCTTCCCCTCAGGTGCAAAGATCCGCCTAGCCTACATTTCATCGGATAAGGATATCTGGGAGTACTTGGGACCTCGCTACAGCTTCATCGGCTTCGACGAATCAACGCTCCACACTGAATATCAGGTTCGCAACATGCTGGGGCGGCTCAGTTCCACTGATAGGAGTCTTAACCTGCGAGTGCGTTTAGCAAGTAATCCCGGTAACGTTGGAGCTGCATGGCACAAGAAGATGTTTCTGCGAGGCGCATGTCCTGTCCATCAGCCACGTCAATCAGCCGAACCAGGCAAGCTGTACTGGGACGCACGCTGGCCTTCCGATTCTTTCCCGCTCGTCGACGAGCATGGCAATGGCTTCTCAGTGGCTTTCATCCCCGAACGGGTAACAGACCATAACCTCCTTGATGAACGCTATGTTTATCGCTTGCGCATGATGTCGGGCGCCCTGTCCAAAGCCATGGAACACGGCTGCTGGTGCGAACTTCAGGGCGCCTACTTTGCCAACTGGGACTCGAGCAGGATGGTTATACCCTACGCTTCAGTCGGCGAGCACTGGTGGGACGCCCACTTCATCAGTCTGGATTACGGATTCGGCAAGTCAAGCGCGTCAGCCCATCTCCACGTCCGCACCCAAGACGGCAAACTGCGCACAATTGGAGAATTTGTCGCGGCTCACCTACCAGCTTACGAGTTCGCCCGCGAGGTCGTTGAACGATTCGTCGCTCCCCAATTCCAGGGAAACCGCCGCCGAATCGTGGCAGTCTATCTAGATCCTTCGAACTTCAAAAACATCGGCGACGGCCACACCATCGCCAATCAGATCAACGAAGTTTTGGAACCCTACGATTTGGGGGTTATTGCGGCATCGAATGATCGACCGGGGGGATGGCAACTCATGTACAAAATGCTTGGAACAAGGGAGTGGCAGATTGCCAACAACTGCCCGCTACTGATTGACGCTATTCCGAGCAGGATGCACGACGAGAAAAAGCCAGGTGACGTGTTGAAGATTCCAGGCGACGCCCTGGATGACGTGGCTGATGACGTGCGTTACGGAATTTACACGTTTATTACTTCAGCCGAGAGACCACGCGAATTGATCGTTCGAGAACTTGTACAACCGCTAGCTCAACAGGGTGATCTCACTTCGGCTTACATACGCTGGCTACAGCACACAAAGGAGGAGAGACTGCCCGGCCGTCCTATCAGGTTGGGGCGCCGTAAATGGTGACGGGTTACGGGTGGATTTGAACCACCGACCTTTTGGGTTACGAGCCCAACAGGGCAACGCTAACCCGTTGTGATTCCGTTGGACTTAGCGCATCGCTAGGTCCGAAAAGCCTCTTCACACGCCGAGTTTTGGGTGCCAAATTGGTGCCACGTTTCACAAATGAACCTTGCCCAGGAGTTTGCCTCAACTACCTGCTTGGAATGGCTAGTCTTATTGACTTTCGAGGCGAGTATGGGGACGGTACGCCTTACGCGGTCTACGACGCCGAGCGTGGTGCTGATGGGAAGGCAAAGATTCTGCGGACTATTTTCAAACCACACGCCGCTCAAATCGAGTTTTTCTCGGCGAAAGAAAAACACGTTCTGTTACATGGCAACCGTGGGTGCGGAAAGAGCGCGAGTCTTCTGTGGAAAGCTATACAGACGGCCTACTTGGTACCAGGGTCCCGAATTGCCATCTTTCGGAAAACCTGGCCTGAACTGAAGCGCTCGATTTGGGACGAAATGCTCAAGTTGCCGACAAACCTCTATCACGATCTGAACTTGTCGGAGCACACAGCAATCATCAAAGCGAGGGACCTGGACGGAACATTCAAGGATTCAAAGATTTGGTTCGTGAATGCGCAGAACGTTGAGGATGCGCGGAAGGTCCTGTCATTTGAAGTGCATACCTTACTGATCGACGAGTGGGCGGAGTGCGAGTTAGAAGTCTGGCGTTTCATAGCGGGTTCGGTACGGAGTCCGCTGGCCGTCGATTTGGCTGGGCGCCAAGCACCAGCGTACACGTCTGCCTCCAGGATGGGCGAATCGTCACGATCTGGGAGATGATGCTGCAGCACACTTCTGCTTATGATTTCGCCCGAGAACTCGTTCGCCGCTTCGACCTTGCGGGAACGCGCTGTAAACCTGGGGAAAAGAACAACATCGTCACGGTTTACCTGGACCCGTCGAACTTCAAAAACATCGGTGACGGCCATACGATCGCAGACCAGATCAACGAAGTACTGGCACCCTGCGAACTCGGGGCAATCGAGGCTTCCAACGATAGGATTGGAGGCTGGCAGTTGATGTATCAGATGCTGGCCCGCGGCCTCTGGCTAATCGCAGATACCTGCCCGCAACTCATCGCGGCCATTCCAAGCCGGATACACGATCCAAAGAAACCGGGCGACTTGCTAAAAGTTGGTGGCGACCCATTGGACGATGTCATGGATTCAGCCCGCTACGGACTCTATTCTTGGGTAACCGCTGCGGAGAAGCCAATTGAAGTGAGGCGGGCGGAAATGACGAGCCAGTTTGCACCCCTTCTTCACGACCAGACGCTATCGGAAACCGAACGCCGCGCCGTTGCTACTTCCCTACTGATTCGCCAGCAGCAACTGCATGAGGAGGAGAACGCGGGGAGGTATCCAGCGCGTATCGGAAGCCGATCACGCATCTACAAAGATTGAAACGAACGATGTTCGAGAAGCTTTTGCTGCGCTGATTCGGCAAAGGGTTCCGCCTGAGCGACTTGCGAAGGCAATCGCGGACGGTCTCGACGCTATGGAGACTAAATTCTTCGCGGAAAAAGGTGTGGTCAAAGACCAGCGGGACGTAATTTCTTGGACCGAACGCCGTCAGTATGCAGAGTTGGCGGCTAAATTTGCGGGCTATTACGCACCCGATAAGCGAGAAGTCGAAGAGCCTGGTGGCGTTATTTTAATCATTCCGTCTGGTCCTAGGACAGCAGCACCACCAACAAGACCTACTGTTGAGGGAACGGTAATAGACAACACCGAAAATGGCGGTCCCATCCTCGTCTTGCCGAAGGGACCAGGAGAAGACGCCAATGGCTAGTCTGATTGACTTTCGAGGCGAGTATGGAGACGGTACGCCTTACGCGGTCTATGACACTTGCGAGCTGCTCATTGCCGCCATTCCGAGCCGGGTACATGACCCGAAGAAACCGGGCGACTTGCTAAAAGTTGGTGGCGACCCATTGGACGA